TTAATAACCATCCGATCCCACAGCGTGGGGCATGGATGGGGCAAACTCACTCAATTTCTGGTTGAGGATGAGTACCTGGTCCTGGTTATTTTCAGCCATCCAGGATCCGTACACCCGGTAAACCATTTGCGCGTCGGTGTGGCCCATTTGCTTCGCGATGAAGTTCGGGTTAGCACCGGCAGCTAATGACCAGCATGCATACGTATGTCGGGACTGGTATGCTCTGCGATAGCGAATCCCGGCGCGTCGCATTGCCGCTTCCCACGACTGGTTAATCGACCCCACTGCGTAATGATGCCCGGCACGGCCATTACGTGATGCGATCTGCGGGTTGAACACGAACGTGCAAGGATGCACATCGGTACGGCCATACTCGCGCAGCTTCACCTCAACCTGATACTGCTTACCCAGGCGTGTCAGTTCTGCCTGGCTCTTCAGCACGTCGATCGCTGGCTGAATGAGGTTGATGATGCGGTCCGTCCCGGCCTCCGTTTTCGGAAGGGTGAACTCCTTCGTTAACGTATGGTTCCGGCGGATCATCATCGTGCCCGCTTTCAGGTCGATATCTTCCCATGCCAAAGAAACGAGTTCGCCGTGGCGTACGCCGGTGTAAACGGCCAGCGACCACATGTTTTTCAGTTGCTGGTGGGCGCAGGCGTTAATCAACCTGACAAACTCATCGCGCGTCAGCGGGTCAGGCTCGCATCGTGACCGCTTAAGCATGACGATCCCGGTGAACGGATTCACCCGTACATAACCGCTATCAGCGGCAAACTTAAACATCCCGCCCATGGTCTTCATGTAGTTGTTGACCGTCCGGACTGAGCGACCCTTAACCGGCGTTTTCTGCCCGACTTTCAGCGTGTGATAACCGGTCAGCAATTCCTTCCTGATAAACAGCAGATCTTCCTGCGTTACCGCAGATACCAGCCTGTCCCCACCAATCCTGGGCACCATGTTGCGCGCTATAGATGCATAGCGTGACATCGCGTTGGTGCTGATCTCCATACGCTTCAGTTCAAGCCACTTGTTCGCCAGCTCCAGCACGGTGATTTCCTTGCTCTCCACCCCAAACCTTCTCAGGTTCGGTGAATCCGGGAACTGGGCCGCATAATTGAAATTGCCAGTCTTTATCGCGAAGCACACCGACGCGCGCAGCTCGCCAGCGACCTTTCTGTTTTTTGGTGTATCCGGCACTCCGAGGCTTTCACGCACCCGGCTGCCTTTATAGATGAACCATATGCGAAGCGTACCGCCATGGTTCTCCACGCCTGTTGGGTATGCTGACTTAGCCATTATTCCCTCCTGACGTCCAAGAGCCCGCTAAGCATAAACGGATCTTCATTGGCGCGCACCCGGCTGTTTCTTTGACATGCTCTCAACCCACTGGTCGACAGCTTTGCGGTTGTACATGCACTCACTGTTTTCTTTTGGATTTCCGTCAGGTGCAACGTGAAGATATTCGCGTCCAACCATCCAGGACTTTTTACGAGCTGCCTCGATAGTTCCCGGGCGAAGTCCGGTAATCTCGACGAGCTTCTCTTGCGTTACCCAGTCGTTGGGCACGATTAAGGTCATTTCGCTCATGGGTGTCTCCAGGCAAAAAAGAACCCGGCGCTGGGCCGGGCAAAAGGGATAACGGAGCAGTGCTTTCGCACCCAATAGCCAGCTCATAACTGGCTATCAGTTGCGTCAATCGTCTTCATCTTCGTCCCAGTCCTCGTCGTAATATGGCGAGGCGAGAAGTGGGTTGGTTGCTGAGAGAATCTCTCCGGCGGCGCCCTGCCGCTGAAGTCGACGAAGCGCTTCGTATAGCTCAAAGGCCTCGGTTCGCTCGTCACCTATATCGAGGGCGCATGCAACCTTGTGCGCCTCGGTGACTAGGGTTGATAGCTGGTTTCGGATGTCCTGAATGGTGCTCATAGTTCTCCTCATGCCGCACGCTGGGCGCGCAACTTCTTCAGGTGTTCTGCTGTTTCGATTTCTTCGGCGATCCGCTCGGCCTCTGCTTTGGTCAGCGGCTCGAAATCCTGATTAAAGCGGCCCATGCTGGCAATGCAGGTGCGGCCGTTGCGGATGTAGTGGATTACTTCGTGGGTAGCGCGGAGGATTTTGCAGGGTGCGCCGAAATCATCGGCGTACCAGGTGTTAGGCTGGATTATCCTGAACATTGGCTGGCCCCATTCGCAAAACTTTGCGGATTTTGTTTTCGTCTACATTCAGGTCAGAGGCGAATCTTTTAACCAGTTCATCACCGTTAAATTCGCGACATGAGTAGCCCATGAACCATTCGCGCAACCCGGTAAACGCCGGGCCTTCCTCTGGGTCATCAACTGATGCGGCTGCGGCGCTCGATACCTCTGCACAGTCGAGGCATTGTTTGAAACTCTGTCCGCTTCCATCCCAGACGCCGTGCGAATACGTGTAATGCTCGCCTGACTTAACTATGACTCCACACTCGCAGCACTTATGCTCTTTGCGGGCCTTTCGCTGCTCCTGACCAAAGACTGCAGGCATATCACACATCACAACCCCCTTTGCTTACGAATAAGCTCTAAATCAGACTGGCAACTGGCGCATGTCTGGCAGCCGGGAACGGCTGCTCGCCGCGGCGCCGGGATATCCTCGCCGCATTCTTCACAACGCTCAGCTGATACGTCGTTACGGTTCACTCGGTCAGCGGAGAGGGCAGCGTTACGCTGAAGCTCTTCAATCTCTGCTGCTGTATCGATGATGTCAGCCATTTCGTGCTCTCCTGCGTTTCTTGGCGGCTCGACGCGCCGCTGCAATGCCAGTCTTCCGGCCGCTAACCGGGTAGCTATTTCCGGTACATAGAGAAGGGGGAATTTCTGCGATGCTGCACGGTTTAATCGAAGCCAGAGTGCCGGCCATGACAGCTAATGCTATGGATGTTCGTTTCATGGGTGCTCCCGGAACTGTCGGTTAATTCGGTTGAAGGTGAACGCCAGCAATAAAAAAACCTCTTTAAGAGGCTTTGTGGTAGCTGCTTCTTTCTGATCCCGGTCACGGCTGTGCTCTCGTGTATTGGGAGTGATAGTTTTTTGAAGCCTCAACATATTTATCATGTGCCTCTTGTGCTGTTTTAAAATACCCAAGATGGATGCGCTTTCCTTCAACACGTATGCACGCACGCCATTTATTAGCGGCTTTATTGAAGTACACGCCAGGATATCCGGATGTGTTATCTCTTCTCTTCTTCCTGTTGCACATGTTTTGCTGGTGAGTAGCTAGTCGCAGATTTTCGATTCGGTTGTCTGATGGGTTCCCGTTTATATGGTCCACGTCCATCTCAGGAAGGTTGCCATGCACATACATCCAAGCTAGCCGATGTGCACCATAAGCAACGCAATCTATGCCGATTTGCACATATCCTAGGGAATTTATGTATCCTGCAACCGTTCCAACGGGACGTCTGTAGTTTTTTGTAGAAGAAATCCATGTGAATATTCCAGTATCAGGGTCATAGAAAAGCAACTCTTTAAGCCTATTAAGATATAGAGTCATTCTGCACCGCCTTGCTCACCGACCAGAAATGCACAGTCCTTCTTGTGCTCGTTACAAGACCAAACCACTTCGTCATCGCCACGGAAAATATTCATTTCCACCGTCGTTTTATGCTTCGCCACTGCACCGCATTTGCATTTAGCGGAGGTGTTTTTGCTTTTGGCTGACACACTGCCAACCCTTGGATATTTGGTCACGATTCAACTCCGAAGCGGCGATTAAGCCGCCCTGTGTATACGACGAACTCCAGGAGGCTAACTCCCAGAGCTTCAATTTTCTTGTGATGCTTGTTGATGATGGGTGGCACTGTTTCGTTCCAGTTAGGCTTTGGCTTCTTGCGCATGGCCTGCTGGATCTCTTCAGTGCAGCGGCGGCAGGCGGCGCGGACGGCATTTTCATTTGCTGGCGTCATGCGGCCTCCGTTTTCACAACATCAATGGCGCAGCCGGGCAGCAGTTCTACCGCGGCGGTGTCGCACTGATTTCCCCAGTGATCCCAGCCCGGCGCCGCGCAGCGGCTAAACAACTCAATGCGCGGAACATCACCGTAAAGCAGCTCAAGCCGGTGCCGTACTTCCCATGGCTTTTCGCTGTGCGCGCCGAGCGGGCTGTATACCACCTGCTTAATCCCTGCGTGCTTTCGCTCCAGCCCGGCGCCGCGGTTGGCAATCAACAGGTCTTCTGTATTTGCGCGGGTGTGGTTGCCGCCGTTCATGCGCGTCTCGGCGTTAAGCAGATCGAGGAAATCGTAAAAGTCGGTGACTTTAAGCTCGGCCAGCGCCTTGTTGATGCGCAATTCCGCGTTCTGATTCAGCTTCACCCAGGTAAAGCCCTTCATAGTGCGAACTGTAAATCCCCAGGCTTCGGCCAGTTCGATAGCCTCCTGGTTATGCGTGCCTGTGTACCACATCGCCAGCACCGCATTTTCGGCAGCAAGCTCCCACACTGGCAGACGCTTGATGTCGATTAACTTCATTGTGGTGTAGTGATCGGCAGCGGCTCCGTTGCTAATGGTGTTGCCGTAAGACCAGGGCGGATCAGCGTAGATAAGAGAGTATTTTCCTGTCATTTCGCGCCGCCTTTCACAAAAATAACCCAGTGGGTTTTGTCAGCTTTTCCTGTTCGTTGCCATATGGCCGGCTTCTCGTCAGTCAGCGCCAAAATATTGCTTACCGGGATCTGGGTTTCGTTCCATTTGAAGATGAGCACGCCGTGTGGCCACAACACCCGAAATGCTTCTGCGAAGCCGGCACGCAGATCATCGCGCCACGTTTCTTTGTTCAGCCGGCCGTACTTTTTCCCCATCCACGCGTTATCTCCGACGCGCTCAAGGTGTGGCGGATCGAACACGACTACAGGGAAAGTGTTGTCGGCAAAGGGAAGGGCACGGAAATCAGCTATAAGGTCCGGGCTTATGATTAACTGGCGGCCGTCGCAAAGTTCATGCTGCTCGGCCCGGATATCACTGAAAACCGCGCGCTCATCCTGCTTATCGAACCAGAACATGCGAGAACCGCAGCACATGTCCAAGATTGTTGAATCAGTCATGCCGCCTCCTGCCTTTCCTGATATTCCTCAGCGAGCCGCTGGGCCTTTAATGGATTGCTGACCACTTCACCCCATGGCATTAGCCAGCCGTTACCAATGAAGGGAAGGCACAGTGCGCCGACCCTGATGTCGTCGTGAGCGTGGGTCATAGGATGGACTCCATTTCGTCGATGTAGAGGCCTTGAGCTATCAGGCGGCTACGGCGGGCGGCGCGAGCAATGCACTCCTGCCGCCTTCCTTCCTGCGATTGTTCAATGGCGCGCCGGGTGAACAGCCGCGATTTACCCTGTGGTGTAATGACCTTCGGCTTCGTGACGAGGTCGAAAGTCCGGTCGCAGATGCCGTCCTCGTTGATCCACTTTTCCGACTCAACGATCTGCGCTATCTGTCCGGAGCCGCGGGTGATGCCGTTGGCGACCCGGTTGAACTCGATGAGCGTTACGCCGAACTTCTCGGCGATTTCGCTGCCGGATACCGGTCGGCCCCGCGTCTGAATCATCCAGATAACGCGCTCACGGAGGCCAGAGAATTGCCCGGTTCGCCCGGGCCTGCGGTAGAAGGGTGTGCGTTTCATGGCGGCACCTACTTAATAAGGAGTGAAGGTTTGCCGAGTTTTATTTGCGCGCCAGGTACATCCACGCCAGCTTCGATTTGGTGTTTGATAGCCAATTTGTCTGGCTTGATGCTCGTCTCGTATTCGACGAATTCAGGAGGAAGCGCGCTGGCATCTATAATCTCTACTGACTTGGAAGGTGCGCGAACCGTTACCTGATGAATGCCCGCCTTAAGTGATTTCTTCCCTGCCGTTTCGAGGGAAGTGGCCACATAATCTTTCATGCTCGACACACGGTTTTCTGCGGCTTGTGCGCGCTCTGCAAGACGCTTGCTTTCTTCTTTCAGCGCCTCGGCATAAGCAGATTCGTTTTTGCAGACAGCAAGGATCTGCTCGACCTTTGCTTCCAGCTCCCACTCAATGCCATCAAGGGTGTCGGCTATCATTTCAGGCTCCATGCCTGAATCAGTCAGCTTTGCGAAATCATTGGCGATCTGGTAAAGAGCTGTCATTGCGTAACCTCTTCGAATTTTGCTTTGCACTTGGCATAAACGGCCTGAACCTCTTGTTGAAGATGCATTCCGACCGTCATTTTGTAAGCTGCCTGGAAGTGGGTTTTGAGAGCATGCATATTTTTCGCCTGCTTCATGTCCTCACATAGTGACTGGATGGTGTTGGTAAATTCCTGTTTTGCGTTTTCTTCTGACTGGATGATTTCGCTTTCTGGGGTGTATGGCATAACCGGCTCGGTGTATATGCCTTCGCTTTCGTTGAGCACATCGACGGCATTATCCAGTCGGTCAGCACGCGGCCAGTATTTATATGCTCTTTTGACGATCGTCTTCCTGGCCATCTCAGACCAGAAGTTGACCCATGGGCCTTTTGGTGATGTTCCCGCTTTGCTCACTTTCCTGATTTCTTCTATCTCAGCGAGACTCATCTCTTCAGTGAGATAGTCTCCATCAGCGGTTTTAACTGTGCAGTAGCCACCGATAACGGCGCCGCGATCGTCAGGTGTAGCAAATGGGTTGTATTTGTGAGCTGGCGCCTTATCGAGACCTAATGTCTCGTAGTCGTCGCTTGCATGAACTAGCTTGCACTGACCCCACTTGATGACGCCAGCCGACTGGGCGATGTGCAGAAGGCCCATATAGCTGATATCGAGGCAGACCATACCGTCTCGCGGAACCAGATAAGCCAGTTTGCTTGCAGGGTTCAGGCTAATGCCGACAGCTGCAACGTTGATAATCGCGTTCTGGGCGCTGGTGGGGTTGGCAATCGCCGTTTCTGCCAATTTTTGATTACGCTGGAATAACTGGATAGCGAACTGGCATTCCTTTGCCCATGTCAGAGACTGATCGGTAAGGGCGCCGACAAACAGCGGCTCCTGCTCCTTAACGAACTGAATCAGATCGAAGCTCATAATCACTCCTTAAAACGGGCAGGGCGCTTTGCGCTGCCATTCTTCTTCGGCGCGGGCATACGCGCAGGCCGAAATGTATTCGTTGTAGGCCTCTTCGGCCTTTTCTCCGATAAGCGCAAACTGGGCTTCCTGGGGCAGGAACAAGCTGCTCATTTCCAGAGGTTTCGCAGGGAACATGGCAATCAGTTCTTTCGCCCGGTCGTCGATCCACTTCTCTTTCTCGTCGTCGAGCTGCTGCTCAACCCATAGCCGATCTTCGATGCGGTCGTAAGTGAGGTATGCGTTCATGGCTGAACTCCTGAAATTTGGATGTGCAGATCCCGCCCGCAGAAAGCCAGGCCGATCGGTTGAATAGGGTGGTTAGCGGTTTAGCCAGTCGTTACAGTGATGCATGGCCGCGCGGCACTGCTCTGCGGTGAACCATCCGAAGTGGCATTCGTGAACAGGTATACCCATCTTTCTGGCCAGCCATTGATAAGCTTCAGTGCGCGTCATGGCGCCCGACTTCCAGATGCGTTCAAATGGCAACTTGCAGCTCTTTCGCGCGTCGCGGGTGGGCTTGTCTGCCAGAGTCCCAAGCGGTATCGCTGTGAAAGGATGAAGCCCGACGTATGCACCGCAGCATTCGCACAGATATACATACGGCCATTCACTGAAGTTGCGTCCATAGACTTCTTCATGAGTGCCGATTCTCACTGAACCAGAGCACAAGTGACAATTAGTTGGCGCGGGAAGAGGATTCTTTACCCTGGCCGTCGCCTTTTTGCTTGGATTTGCTGGAGTTTTGATTTCCATATCGGAGGCCTCAGTGAACCATTGGCTCGCCGCGCTCATTCAGCAGCACAACGACGGAATCACTTTTGATGATGGTTTTTTCGAAGATGTTGAAGGCGTACAGGCCTTTCTCAACGTTCGCAGAGGCGCGATAAGTTTTGCCGTGGTGTTGCAGCATTGTTCCCGGTAAAACCTCGCTACGTGGCACTGATGCGGTGCCATAGTGCATTCCAATCATACCTTCACCTCAACCTGTTCCAGGAGGCCAGCGATATGCATCTGCCAGCGGTTCAGTGTCAGCTTGTCACGCGGTGCCGATACCGACGTCAGCTGCCACTCGTTATCGTTGAGCTTTTTGGCGGTGTACTGCTTGCCGTTGTGGGTGACTGTCATGATGCCTCCCGGGCTTTGGCGTTTGCCGCATTGATGGCGTCAATGTTCATCAGGCAGTAGATAGCGCATTCAGCGTCGTAATCACTCAAGCCGCCGCTTGCCAGCTTATTAAGTGCGGTGCCAGTTAAGCCTATCTTGAAGCAGATAGAGCCGTGTTTAGGGCCATATCCATAGCGATGGTCTTCACGCTGATCGCTCCATTGGGCGTAGTTTTTTGTGCCAAAATAACGCTCGCTCAGACGGGTGAACCCAGACGCAATGTCGTTAATCGCGTCTTCAACACACCCGCGTCGCTCCGCGCTTTGTTTCGGGTCTCCGAAGTTAATGATCGTCATGCCATTCCGAACCATATCAACCGTTAGGCCTTTATTGGCCTGGTTGATGCCTTCAGACACTGCAATCAGCTCTTTACCGATGCGTGAGGTGTCATCAACAAACTTCGCCTTCAACTGAGCCAGTTCGGCTTCAATTGCCATTTTCTTTTTGGTCAATTCGATAAGAGTCATAATCATCTCCACGCTTAAGGCCGCGCCGCCGAACGGTTAATACAAGACTTCAACGCATTTATTCAGTGTTTCAATGGGCGGTGGATGGCCGCCGGTTGTCATAACTAAGTCGCCTCGGTGAAGCGACTGAGGTATGAAAAAAGCCGCTGGTTAGGCGGCCTTGATGGTGATGTCATCTGAATCGAGTATTCCTGAAACGTCTACATGAGTTATCTTTATGCCCTCGCTGCCGTCCATTGGAGGCCAGCCTTCAACCCCTTCACCCTTCGACCAGTCGAACTCACTAACAACGCCGTAGGTGTTGTAGTTTTGGCTCAGCGCAATGAGCAGAGCCTCTTTTGCCAGCATGACCAGCACCGCATTCAAAACTGATCCTTGGCGCTCCAGTCGGTAATCGGCGTTCGACCAGAAATTGTTAATCTCATGCAGCTTTTCATCGGTCATTACGTCGTGGTCTATCTCAACCGTTAGCTCCGCCTTCCAGTCGTAGTCGACTGTGTATTTTTTAACGTTCCCCATCGCCTTACCCTCTGTCGTTACCCGCTGATGCGGGAGAAATGCTTTGGCGCTGGCTCCCCACAATGAAGCAGGGAAGGCCGTCGTCGCCTTGGTGAGCCATTACCTCACCAACTAGCTGATAACCGTCTGCCAGCCCAAAGCACTTCGCCACACTCTCGCAGTGGCCGCGCTCATGCCCTTGAGACTCCGTCGCTCATCGCCGCTCATAACCGGTGCGCGTCTGGCGTTCGCGCTGCTTTACCGGCATACCCTTTTCCTCGATTAACCCTCACCAGCGGTATGTCGCAGTTCGGACCTGCGTCTGGCTCTCATAGAGACTCGGGGCCACATCACTACTGCGGCTTGATTGCGCGGCCTGGCCGCTTTAGTGCTTCATTGGAATCACTCCTCTAAGTTGAATCAGCGCCAACTCCCTGCCAGTGTTGCCTGTTCTCACGCCGTTCTCGCTCTCGCGCGGGGATACTCTCTCACCGACCGGATCGCACCCGGTGATACAGCACGTTTCTCGTGTAAGGGTCTAAACAGGTCATTGACGCTGTAAATCTGCATGTTGTTAATGAGCAGGCTACTTGCTGTCCGCCGCTGGCTAACTTCGCTCAGCTGTCGATGTTTCGTTTCGATGGATTGAATATACAAAACGTATTCTTATCATGCAATACGAAATGTATAATTGGTGGGTGGTTTTGTGATAACAAATTGTATTCTAAGGTGATTTATTTTTTTAAATACCAGTGCTACGCTTAAAAAAACAGCAGGAGGGATGTGCATGGTTCTGGATGAAGAGCGTATAAGCATGAAAATTCAGGCGATGGGGCGGGCTGTGATGGAATTGTCACTGGCTGATTTACCCATGACCCAGCAAAACATCATCGACAAGCTGGAGTAGTACCGGAAGGAAACAGGAAACGTGACAGGGAAGGGAGTGAACAGGGATGCAGCTGAGATAGTGCGGAAAGGGCAATAAAAAAGCCCGCACGGGGCGGGCAGGTAGTGTTGCGATAGTTATTGTTATCAGCTTCAGGCTGGATAGTTATCGGCAGAATGGGGGTCGGCTTTATGGGTGGGCAATAAAAAACCCGGCGCGGTGGCCGGGTTTAGTTCTGAGGGGGTTAAGCCTGCTCAGCCTCGTCTCTCCGGATGCTATCAATTGCAGCATCGAGACGTGACAGTGATTTTGCAGTCCAGTTAACAGTCTTCCCACCCGTTGGAGCGCAGGGTGTTATGTCACCATTAGCAATCAACTGGCGAATGTGTGAAACTTCGTTTTCTGTGATCGGCACTGGCTGACTTAACAGGTTATTAGTATCCATGATCATCCCCTTATGTAAAAGCGCTTCAGCAACATCTGAAATCAAGAGCTTGCTTGTTTCGATGTTCATACTGCCGCTATTAAAATCAACATATCTAACTTCGCCGCCAGTCCGAATATCATTCGCCTTTGCAGCATCGATGGAAGTTCTTGCGCAACCAGTTTTTTGCCAAGTTCCGCCAGCATAAGGTGCCCCGGTACCGGCAAAAACAGCATTGGTAATAATCTGACCGTTTTCATCGATATATTGAGCTGCTAACATTTCGCCAATATCAAAGATGATAGTGTTAGTTGAGATCTTGACGATGTGAAGAGTTATTGCTTCGCTGCCATCAATCAAGATAGGTGGCCTTGGCTCGCTTAAGTCTGTGGCCCACCACTCTTTCCAGTGCTGAATTAAAAGTCCATTACCAGCCAGGGTAAGAACATGATCGTCGCGGACTGCCATTTTACCGAACCCGGTATCATCCACATATGCGACGTGCCCTGGATAACCTAGATCATCCAAGCCTCTGGACCAACGCGAGTCCGTTGCAACTAAACGATTCACACGGTCATAAATAGTTGTAGTCATTATAGACGCTCTCAGCATCAAGGTTGTGCGATTCTACAGGAATCAGAGAATTCTTCTAATCGATAATACTTATCGGTAAAAGTAACTTTTACTTTAACGATTGATTAAAACTGCATTTAAGAGATTGATAGAAGCATAAGGATTAAATCAGCCGCAGCTTCGTCTCTACAGCAACACCGATAATTCGACAGTTACCATTCACCGCTACCAATGGCCACTGTGGATTTAAACCCTTCAGGTACTTCTGCCCACCATCGATCACTAACTTCTTAAATGTTGCCTCGTTCGAATCGGATAGCTTAGCTATAACCAGACTGCCATTTACCGCATCTCTACCGGTGTCGAAAAGTACATAGGTTCCTTCAGGTATGCTCAAGCCAGTAGGGGCTGTCATTGACTCGCCCTCAACGAGCAACCAGAACGCGTCACCCTGAATGTGAGCATTCGACTCAAGCCACAGATCTATATCTTTTAGGGTGTATGGCTCAACCGCTTCGCACCATGAACCAGCCTGGACACTGCTGATTACTGGATACTTGTTACCAGGATTGTAGGGGCCAGCGTACTCCACATCACCCTTAAGCGTGTCGTCAATGATCATACCGCCAGCTCCTACGGAGAAGTTCTTTTTGCCAAGGAGCTGCAATATTTTTGCGATCTCGGAAAGGCTTGGCTCACGCCGAGCGTTCAGCCAATGACTTACCGCACCTTTAGTAATACCGAGGTGCTCCGCCAGCTGTTCCTGATTGATGCCCTGACTTTTCATCAGGGTCTTAGCTAAGTCGTACCATTTCATAGTCATACCCGAATGATACAAGTTGTATATATTTGCGCGAGCCACAATTCGTATATTTTACTTGCGAACAAAGAATACAAAACGTATATTTAAGTTGTTTAAAGGAGACCCGACATGAACAATATCCGAAAAATCCGCAGAAACATCGGTTTGACTCAGCGACAGATTGCCGAAGAGCTGAACCTGTCGACAGGTGCGGTTTGCCATTACGAAAAAAATAAACGCAGCTTAAGCCTTGAGCAGTGCCGGGCGATTGTTGCAGCTCTGAATAAGCATGGCGCTTCAGTAAGCGTTGATGACGTTTTTCCACCAATCAGCAACAACGCCGCCTAATTGGCGGCCCTAACCACGAAAGGGAAAGCAATGCATTCACTTGCGTATCAACAAGGTAACAAATTTTCGCCAACGGCGATGATTTACCAGAATCGCCGGGAACCTGATTCCACGGCGTTAAACATCGATGGGATCCGCGCAGCCGTACGCGCCTGGGCAGCTGACTGCCGCAGCCGTGAGTTCGTCGCAGCGCTCATTGTGGAGGAGTGGCGGGCTACCGGCGGCACCGGGCTGGATATCCCAACTGACTCGCACCGCCAGATGCAGAAAGTGTTTCGCTGGATTGATGGCGACACCGAATACGCCGCCAACAACATTCGCCAGCTGGCGCCGGCAATCATGTCGGTCCTGCCGGTTGAGTATCGCACTCGCCTTATCGGTGCAGATTGCAAAATGTCTCGTCTGGCTGAAGCCGAGAAAGAACTCGCTGAGGCTAAACAGGCAGTGCTGCTGGACGCTCCAGAGCATCAGAAGCTGAAAGAGGTAAGCGAGGGTATAGCGTCGCTGTTCCGCCTCATGCCGGAGCAGGTAGGGCCGCTGATGACGATGGTTACGTCGATGCTGGGGGTTATGTGATGGGAAGTATCAAAAATGGCGAAAGCCAGTCTGCGTCAACAGAACTGGCCTTCAGATGCAAATCGTGTGCACTCATTGCAGGAGGAATAATGGCAAAAAATCCACGCTATTACCATACCGCTGTACATAAAAACATAACCCGCGACCGCTTCATCCGCTCGGTTAATCCGATTGTGGCAGAGAAGATGCGCGCCATCCTGGAAGAGCTGAAACGTAAGGAGAGTGGCCGTGGGTAATCTCGCAAAAGTAATACCTTTCAGACCGTCTGTATCGGTCGTGGAGCGTCAGGTGGCAGATATCGATGATGGGTATACCCGCATCGCTAACGAGCTGCTGGAAGCGGTTATGGCTGCTGATTTAACGGCTCGCCAGCTGAAGGTCGTTCTGGCGGTGATCCGCAAAACTTACGGGTTCGGGAAAAAGTTTGACCGCATTACAAATACCCAGATTGCAGCAATGACCGGCATTCACCATACGCATGTCTGCAAGGCCAAGAACGAGATGATTGCAATGAACATCATCGTTACCAACGGCCTGGCGATCGGGGTGAATAAGGTGATTTCTGACTGGAATTTCAGCATTAGCCAAAATGGCAAATCATTAGCCGAAACAGCTAATGAAACATTAGCCAAGTCAGCTAATACCCATAAGCCAACTCAGCTAAACACAAAAGAAACTATTCAAAAGAAAGAAATAAAAGATCCCCCTAAATCCCCCCAGGGGGAAAACTCACTCGCTCAGGAAGTGATGGATTACTTCAACGAGCTAACGGGTAGTCGTTGTGCTGCGCTGGCACCTTTTGAGAAAGCTCTCTCCACAGTGAAGAGCAAAGACCAGTGCTACACCGCTGAAGAGCTGAAGCTGGTTATCCGCTGGGCCCATGTGAACTGGGGTCACAGCTTCAAGCCAGAGAACCTGTGCCGTATGACCCGCTTTGATGGATACCTGTCAGACGCCCTGGTATGGGCAGATGGTCATGGAAGCAACCCGGCAGCCTGTCCGCACGAAGAGATCATCAAGCTCTGGAATGAAAAATTCCCTTCGAAGGCCGTTTCACTGCATGAGTGGAACCGCCGCCGTCCGGCCTATCGAGACCTGGAAGCTGTGTGGAACGGCAAAACCACCCAGGGCAACTGGCGAGAACTGAAGCACATGGGAATGGCCTTCGAGCTGATTAGCAAGTCTTCCCTGTTCGGCACAAGAGGCGATCAGCCATGGCTGACTCTCGACTGGATACTGAATCCGAAGAACTGGGGATCTGTCTACGAGCAGGCCATCAACGAGCACCGTGAGCGCAAGGGAGTCAAAGCATGAGCCGTTTTATTGATTTATACGTTGAGCAGGCCGTCATTGGCGGAATAATGCTTGCAGCAGGTCGCGCAGATGGCGCCGACATGGCTACCGATGCGATTGAGGGCCTGACTGAGGACCACTTCACAGCAACGCCCCATAAAGTGGCTCTGCGGTCCTATAAGCGACTCAACGAATCCGGTTCGAAGATAGACCTGCTTACGCTGACCAGCGATCTTGAGCAGCTCGGGGTGCTTGAGAGTGCGGGTGGTTTCGCTTACCTGGCTGAATGCAGCAAAAACACTCCGTCTTTCGCAAACCTGGCGGCCTACTGCGAAAAGCTTCGTGAAATGTACCTTGGTCGCCGTATGACCCTGGCGTTACAGGTTGGGATCCAGAAGCTGTCCGAACCAACTACCGAGGGTATCGCAGACATCATCGGCAACATTCAGGCTGATATCTCAAGCATTGAGCACAGTGCTGACTATGGCACCGAGCACATCACTACCGGTATCGACATGTCGTTAGAGACCATCCAGTCGATTATTAGCGGCGATATCTGGAAGCACAAAACCGAGCTGGGCATGGCGACCATTGACAGCGCATTCGGCGGGTTCAACAACACCGATTTCATCGTTGTCGGCGGGCGCCCTGGCATGGGGAAAACCATGTTCAGCACCACCGTGACCGAGACAGTCGGCCTGAAAAACAAAAAGCCTGTGCTTTTCTTCAGTCTGGAAATGCCAGTTGATCAGATCTCGGAGCGTGTCGCGTTCCACCGGGCCCGGGTGAGCAAAGAGGATTTACTCAGCAAGCAAAGCGGCGTGATGGACGGGGCCTGGGGAAAGGTCGGCCATTGCATGAAGGATTTCATCGACTCTCCGATCTACATCAATGACAAGCCATCCCTAAGCGTTCACCAGGTGCGTGCTGAAGCGCGCAGAATGAGCAAGAAGCTGGGCGGCCTGGGCGTGGTCATCGTCGATTATCTTCAGAAAATGCGGATGTCAGACCCGGAGAACATGAACCGCAGCGTAGGGGAGATCGCCACTGGACTGAAAAACCTGGCAAAAGAATTGCGTTGCCCGGTCATCGCACTGGCTCAGCTTAACCGTAAGGTCGAAGAACGTGCTAATAAGCGCCCGGTCGCAGCTGACCTCCGCGAGTCCGGTGTTATCGAGCAGGAAGCCGATGTGATTTTCATGATCTACCGGGATGAGAAATACAACCCGAACACCGAACTGAAAGGCATCACCGAAATCATCTGTGTGAAGTCCCGCCATGCGCCGGGGGCAGAAAAAACCTACCACTTCAGCAGCCGCTACTCCGGCCTAGACCCGGTAGATTTCACCTACAGCGGCCAGATGCAACAGGAGGCTGACTATGAGTGCTAAGACGATGAAAGGCAAGCAGGCAATTCTGCGTTATCTCGAAACGCACCGGACCTTCACCGCGAAGGATGTGGCCACAGAGTGCGGCATGACCATCAACTGCATCACGAAGAACGCCATCGATCTGGAGCGAGCACGAAAGATTGTGCGTGTCAGCAAGGTCTGGCGAACGGTGACTTATCGCCTGGCGACGTCGGAAGAGCAGGACGGAACCGCGCGCAGTTGCACAAACGGAATATTTCAGGAATGCCGCAACAGCCCGGCGATGAAACGAATTTTGATGGTTTGGGGGAGGGCAGGGGTATGAAATTATTTGAGATGGAAGGTTTTCTGCGTGGCAAGTGCATTCCACGCGATCTGAAGGTTAACGAAACCAACGCCGAGTATCTTGTGCGTAAATTTGCCGAAGCAGATGCCATGTGCGCGGCGCTGGCTGCGGAGAATACGGGGATGAAGGCTAAGGGCCGCGAGCTTCTGGGTGAAGCGTGCGCCGTGTACGCAAAGTTCAATAAACTGATCGACCCGGAGATCGGGGATTTTATCGATGGTCAGACGCTTCATGAATTCCAGTATGTGCTCGACTGCGAAACCCCGGCCACCGACGCTTTCCTGGCGGAAGTGCGGGCGCAGGGTGTGGAGATGTTTGCGTTGATGTTCGCTGAAGAGGCTATTAAGACCAACAACATCACAACCGGATGGAGAGCCAGGGCCAGCAGAGCAGCATCTGAATACGCAGAAGCCCTTCGAGAGGATGCCGCCCTGCTTCGCAAAGGAGTGCAGTCATGAGCAAAGCAACTTTTGTTGTTGAGTTTGAGGATGGTAAAGAGCCAGCAGTAAACGCAGGTGTGACAATTTTTGGTGGAAAGCTCGCGGCTGTCTCATGGAGTGATGCACTGGAAGAAAAAGTATTTTCCGTGCATGAATGCCTTCCATCACCCAATGACACGGTTCTGCTTTTCGATTCAACCGGTGAGGGATGGCTGATTGGTTGGCGCTCAATGTGGATGACCTTTGGGCAGAAAGAGACTGGAAGTTGGCAATGGACTTTCCAGAACGGTGATATCGATATCGACGATGTTGTTATCACTCACTGGGCTCCAATTCCAGAGGAACCGGAGGCCGCCCAATGAGCAACATCGACAAACGCACATTACGCGAGGCGGCGGAGAAGGCTACGCCTGGTCGCATCGGAGACAGAATTGATGGCAGTGGCAGTATTAAATATCAGTGCTTCGGTAACGACGGCTCTTTGGTTCTGCAAACCGACCATAAAAATATGGAGTATGGATTCATTGGTGGAAACAGTGATGCTGATGAGTTGTTCTTCAGGTTGTGTGACCCCGCCACAGTGCTGGCGCTGCTGGATGAGCTGGAATCCATGGGCGTTCAAATAGCCAATCTTACCGCCGAACGCGATGCTCTTCGTGAAGGCGAGATGGGTGACGCGAAGCACAGTAATACCCGTGCTGCGGCCGATATCTATTTCCAGTTGGTCGAGGAGTGCGAAGTACCTGCTGGCGGATCACTGGTTGAGTATGTAAGCGAACTGCGTGAACGCGCCGCCATGCTTCAGGGTGCCGCTGGCGGCTCTCCGGTGATTCAGGATGGATGGGACATGGCTACCACCATTGATGTATAAATATGCCTTTGTGGGAGCTTGCTCTTCAATAAGTTTGGTATTATAGTTACCCGCAATGACGGTGGGCGGTTCGCTACTATACAAGAGGGGTTTACCCCGCGAACTTAACCCACCAACCTCTTCTCCCTTTTATGAACTCCTATAATCAATGACCAGAAAATATGCCATCATGATCGATGCTGGTTTTTTGCGTGCAAAATTAGGCACAAAGGACAAGCCAATCGATGCGGAAGTAATTAAAGTATTCGTTGAAAAATTAACAAAAAGGCCTGAGCTTGAAGGTATGATTTTGCATCGTGTTTATTATTACGATGCAGAGCCGCTTACAGGAATACAGACGCATCCGATTAGTGGTGAGAAAATTGACTTCTCTGAAACAGAAGTTTCGAGAAGAAATAAAGTTATGCTTGATGAGCTGAAAAGAACACCTTTTTTTGCTGTAAGACTTGGTGAGACGAATTTTCGAGGTTGGAAAGTTGACCCATGGGCTTTGAAGAGTAGTGATTCCAAAACATCTTCCATTAATGCCTACAATGTTAAGCCTAACGTTCAGCAGAAAGGCGTTGATATGCGTATTGCGTTGGATATGTCATCAATGTCATTAAAAAAACAGGCCGATATATATGCTTTGGTGACTGGTGATTCAGATTTTGTACCAATTATAAAATTTGCTAGAAAAGAAGGCCGACAAATCTTTCTATACACACTGGGCCATGGAGTCAAGCAGACGATGTATGAACATTCCGATTTGTTAGTGACAAGTCCCATGGATAAGTTGTAATAGTAACTGAGAGTAGGTTCGCTGCATCTTAAGAAATGTAATCAATATGGCAGAAGAAGAACATACATTAAGAGCCTGATCACACGACTTGCTTTAAACCTAGGCCCGCATTGCGGGCCTTTCAATTGATCTGGTTGGAGGTGAAATGAATTATGATTTCAGCCTCGTATCAATAAACTTAGTAGCCCAACTAGGTTACGTTGACCATACAGCATCTGACATCGCATAAATTGAGCATATGAACATGCTGGTTGTAGCCGAGGTGGTTAAGCGTAAGCAGCCCGAGCATTTGCGTGATTACTTCCTTGAGCGTTTACGCCATTATCGAGATGTGAGTATCAGCCTTCCTAAGGCAAGCGCCCCCCGTTACATCAAGAATGAAGAGGTAAAGTAGCATGACTTCCGAGGTATGGAGCGCCGTAGCAGGTGTGGCATCAGCTATCGCCGCTTCCGTGAGCCTTTTCATAACATGGAGAGGGCTGGTCTATCAAAAGGCTTCGCTAATCGAGTCAAGGCGAAGAAATATCCAAGACCTGCTTAGTTATCAAGCGGAAAGGGCAAATTCATCATGCAGTGGGAAAACAAGCTCTGACTGGTCTTTCTCTGAGTTTGCAAACATTATGTTCGCTATCGATACTGCGAGAAACATGGTCGCTCGGATCAAAGAGAGCGATGGCATTAGCAGGGAAGAGGCTGGAAAATATTTTTTAGATTTACTCAACCAGCACATCGTAGCAACGTTCAAGCACGGCTCCCCTCCAGACGGAGCTTTTAAAAATAAAGGCTCAATCCCTGAGAGCCTTGAGGTCATTCAGTTGTGGAACCCTAACGCTCATTTTCTGGGTTTTACCGATGTGAATTTTGGCATAAGTTAACTTTGATTTTCCATAATCAACCCGCCATAATGATGTCATCGGAGCCTGAACAACTCCGGTGACTTCTGCGCATTTAAGGGGACTTAAATGCGACCACAATCTGAACTCCTCACCTTGTCACAGATGCAGAAATGCACCTGCGATTTTCTGCATTCTGCGGTTTCCGTTAAGGAGGCCGTATGACTCTGCCAGTAGACGGCATCAAACTCCATCGCGGTAACTTCGCGGCCATCGGCCAGCAGATTCAGCCATTGCTGGATGCCGGGCAATGCTTCCGCCTTCAGGTTAAGCCGTGGCGCGAGAAACGCAGTCTGTCTCAGAACGCTCTAAGCCACATGTGGTACACGGAAATCAGCGAATACCTGATTAAATCCGGGCGCACTGACGCCACCCCTGAATGGGTTAAGCGAAACCTCAAAAAGACCTATCTCGGCTGCGAAGAGGTGACCTACACCGACTTCATTACCGGTGAGAAAACCACTACCTGGCAGCCACGCCATACCGCCGACCTCGATACCGGGGAGATGCATATCTTCCTCGTTAAGGTTGAAATGTGGTGCGCTCAGTTCGGCTTGGCGCTGACTATCCCTAACGGTTGCGAGTACCAGCAGCTGCGCGATAAGCAGGAGGCCTGATGTCTACTCCACTTTCCCGCGTCATCACCAACGAAATCTTCCGCGTTCCGGCGCGCCGCAAGCGTAAGCCTGCGGTTAAGCCGTCCGACATCCCGACCTTCAAAGGCCTTACCGCCCGCCTGGTGGATCAGAAATGGCTGCGTCTCGCGGCGAGGAGAGGTCATGCCTAAACCATCCCGCCGTAAGTGCAAAGTATGCGGTGAATACTTCGTGCCGAAATTCCACGACATCCGGATCCGCTGGTGCTGCCCGGAGCACGGAGCAATTCTCGCGATGGAAGAACGCGAGAAGGAGAAGGTGAAAGCCGCTGCTAAGCGCATTAAAGAGCAGAAGGAGGCAGAGAAGGCCGGGCGCAAACGCCGTAAGGAGAGGCTGGCAGAGCTACGGCCAGCAGGTTACTACAAAGCGCAGGCACAGCAGGCTTTCAACGCCTTCATCCGTGCGCGCGATGCCGATTTGCCATGCATCAGCTGCGGTGAGACTAATCCACCAGATCTGCATGGCGGCCAGTGGGACTGCGGACACTTCAAAACGGTCGGCGCTAATCCTGAACTGCGCTTTGAAGAGCGCAACGCCCATAAGCAGTGCAAATCGTGTAATGCCGGAGCGGGTAAATACACCGCCAAGGAGGCCACTGTCGCGCAGCACTACGAAGCGGGCCTGGTCGCTCGTTACGGACAGGATTACGTCGACTGGCTCAATGGCCCCCACGAAATGACCAACTACCGCCGGGAAGACTTCATCCGGATCCGCGATGAGTACCGCGCCAAGCTCAAAGCACTGAAACAGCGGGAGGCAGCGTGAAGACATTCACTCCAGTTGAAGCGAGAAAGTTCGTTGCCAGCACCTGGTATGAAACGACGCAGCTTTCGAAAAGAGAAAGGCTATATGCGAAAGCTCGTGAGCTGATAAGCGGCGATCGAGCGGAAATTATCTGTCAGACAGAAAACCCTGAATACAGAAAGTCAGCACGGGAGTGGTGGAATCATGACCAGAGCTGATATCGAAAAGTACCAGGCCGAAAGCGTTAAGCGCGCCAACCTGCCGCCAGTAGCAAAGCACAGCCAGACGAAAACCAATCAGCCACAGAAGGAAGCCGCATGAACAGTCAGCAACTGGAATACGTACGTCAGCAGCTCATTGTGGCGACCGCAGATCTGAGCGGGGCGACGAAAGGGCAACTGGTAGCTTTCGCCGAGAACGCGCAATTGACCGCGACGGCGCGCAGCCGGGGACGTAAGAAAATAACCGACCCGGTCACCGGCCGGAAGGTTAACCCCGACGGCCCGGCGATGAGCGGCAGCCAGTCCCGCGCCAAGGGATCGTCTATCGCGTTAGTCAGCCCGGTTGAGTTCGTCACCGCCTCATGGCGCCGCGCGGTGCTGTCACTGGAAGACCATCAGAAAGCGTGGCTGCTGTGGAACTACAGCGAGAACATCCGGTTCGAGTACCAGGTGGCGATAACCCAGTGGGCGTGGGCCGAGTTCCGGGAGCAGCTCGGAACTAAGAAGGTTGCCGGCAAGACGATGGATCGGCTGAAGAAACTGATATGGTTGGCGGCGCAGGACGTCAAAGCTGAACTGGCAGGGCGTGATACGTACGAATATCAGGTGCTCGCGGAACTGGTGGGCGTAACGCCAAAGAACTGGTCTGAGACATTTACGGACCGCTGGGTGGAGATGAGGCGTATCTTTCTTCGCCTGGATAGCGGAGCTTTATTGCAGGTAACGCGATCACGTTCACAACAAAAGGCGACAAATTTCGATAGAAGTCTTGCAAAACTGGATTGAAACGCATATATTTCATGTAAATCTGATATCGTCGCCATAGCTTTGATTGTCGACACAAAGAATTAAGAGCCCGAGGTTAAAGCCTTGGGCTTTTTTATTTCCAAATTTCACAAGCGCACCGCAATGCGCTCTCAACTACGTCGAATCCAAAACCCTTTGAAATGAGCCTTTGAGGAAGTCAGTTAGTGCTGGCGAGCCTCGACGGGCTGATTTCCATTGCGGCAAAGGTTCATTTCAAAGCAAGGAAAACGCATGAGCTCAAAAACAATCCCTTTACCAATCGCAAAGGCTAGACAGTTTTTGGAAGTTGATGGCAGTAGTGAAAGTGGGTTGAGGTGGAAGGTTGATGCTAGCACCAGAGCAAAAAAAGGCGCCAGGGCTGGAAGTCTTGATAACCACGGTTACTACTACGTCAAAATAGACGGCGTGAAATATAAAGCGCATCGACTTGTCTGGGCCATAGCAAATGGTGAAATCCCAGATGGCATGACAATTGATCACATTGATAGAAATACTAAAAACAATTCCTTAGAAAATTTGAGGATTGCAGATTATAAGCTCCAGGCTGAAAATCGTAGCCGTGACTACCTTAAATTACGCACGAATTGCGGCTCCCTAACTGTCAGGAAATCTGGGCGAATTGACGCCTCGATCTGTATAAACTCCAAGAGATTTTATAAAAGCGGGCGAGATAAAGCTGAGCTTATTAAATGGATGGAGGAAGTGCAGAGTAACAAGATGGCTCATCTACTTGACTAA